TAGCTATTTCACTAAATCTATTTCTAACTTCACGAGCAGCATCTTTACTAATAACTAAACTTTTAGCTAGATTTGTAACTTGTTTATCTGCTTCAAACATAGCATCAACAAAAAACTGAATAGCTTTGATAATACCTGTAATGGCTATTAACCATGGGTTAAAACCTTTAAGGAGGTTACTTCCCATAGACATTAAACCACCACCCATAACTTTAAACTGTTGACCAAATGTTAAAGCTTGTTTACCATTTTGAGTATAATTGGCTGTTAATTTAGCCATCTTTTTAGTAGCGTCATCAATACCTAGCATATCAGCTAGTCTACCAAATCCTGTTTTATCAAGTGCTCCTTTAAGATTTTTGCCTATATTAAGACCAAAAGATTTGTTAATATTATTAACTCTACTTTCAGTATCTTTTAAAGATTTATTTAATTTTTCATATTCTTCATTTTGTCCTGAGATGTATTCTTGGGTTTTAGCTGTAAGTGTCTCATTAGCTTTAAGTTTACTTGTAATAGTTTCTTCATTTTCTACCAATTGAGCTTTTTTAATTGATAGTTCATCTACTATTCGTTTTTTTTCTTCTGTAGTTTTATTACTATTTTCTTCTGCTTTTATTTGTTGTTCAATATCTTGAATGCTCTCATTAGTTTTTCTTTTTTTATCTTCAAGACTTTCTTTTTCAATGCTTAATAAATTTAGATTGCGAGTAAAACTTTGTTTTTCTAATTCAGCTTTTTTAATTAATTCTTCAACATCTTTTTTATTAACATCAACTATGTTTTCTTGATATTCTTGATTCTTTTGAGCTATATCAGATAAAGTTTGGAAAGATTTAGACATACTTTTACTGATTTGGTCAGTAGTTGCTATATCATTAACCATATTTTTAAAGCCTTCATCTATTTTATTAATAGAATCTACAGCTATTTGATTTAAAGTAGCTCGAATCTCATTATATTCTTTATTTTGACCTTTAATAGTTTCATTTAACTTCTTTTGAACTTCAGCATTTATATTTATTTTATTTTCTACTTCTTCAAGTATTTGTGTTTCTTTTTTATATAAATCTTGAATTTCTTTTAGACGTTGTTCTTCTTCATCATCCAATTTCCTTGATGCTTTTAGTTTTTCTAAGTTATCTTTAGTAATTTTTAAAGAATTTTGCTTAGACTCACTAATTATCTTTTCACTTTTTAATCTTTTTTCATCTTCTTGAAAAGTCTTAACAGATTCAATAAATAATTTTTTCTTAGACTCTAATTCTTTTAATGAATTTTTAACTTCTTTTTCACTTAATTCTGATATACCGGATTGGTGGTCTAAGGCTCTTTGGGCTAGAGTAGTAAGAGAACCAAATGCTTTGGTTATTCTAGATAAATTTGCATCTATAGATAAAGTTTCTTTAACAGTATTTTTAAAACGCTCATCTAAATTTTTAATATTTTCAAATTTAACTTCTCGATTAATTCTTTTAAGAGAAAGTTCTAAACCTTCAGTTAAAGCATCATAATTCTCTAATACAGCAGTATTTTGCTCTAACATATAAGCATTTGTTTTGATCTGGTTTTCTACAGATTTATATTCTCTGTTTACTTCAGCAATTCTTATACGTTCTTCTTTAAGTTGTTCTCTTTTCTTAATCTTATCTTGTACTGATAAGTCTGTGTTATTTTTTAGATTTTTACCTGTTTTTAGTTCTTGCTGTAGAGCGTTAATGGATATTTCTAATTTTTGTCTTTCATTTCCAATAGATTTTCTATCAATTTCATTTGTTATTTGTTTTTTTTCTAATAATTCATTAGCTGTTACTAATCTTTCTTTACTAGTCTCTAATAGTTTTAAATTTTTAGATACATCTCTTTCAGACATATCCATAATTCCTTTTTGATAGTATTGGATTTGATCTGCTATAGACTTAAAACCATTGTATATCTTTATAGATTCATTAAGACCTTCATTAGTATCTTTTATTTCTTCTAAAATTCTCCTAAAACCTACAGCAGCATAACTTATATCACCTGTTATTTCAGTCCATTCTTTTTCTAATCTATTTAGTTGTTGACGAGCATTACCAGTTTGCTGTGCTTGATTAGCTGTGTTAGAGGCCGCTATTCCTGTTAATTTATCAATTTTTTGTAAGAGTTCAATAAGTCTTTTTAACTCTTTTTCATTTAATTGATTAGGATTTGGTGTAGGATTATTACTAGAAGTTGTAGCCATGTGTTAAAATATATATTATAAATATTAATATTTTGGGGCTTTATTGGTTAATTTACCTTTAAAATGATCTGGGAGTTGTATTTTGCCTTCACGAATAGCCCTAGTTTGAGATGCTAGATCTCCGTTTTCATTTCCATTCTTTTCTTCATAATACTTTCTCATTGTGTGGAAAGTAAATTTACGAAGCCAGATAGGCATGTTATAGACTGTTCCCCAGTCATAACCGCCTTGGCTATGAAACACCATTTCATGAATTTGTGTAAATAAATTAACTCTATATTCTTTGGCTATCTCAGAGGTCAGGCCAAAAAAAGCTAAGTCTAATTGGAATGTCAACTTTTGAGTCGCTCCCTTCGGGAAAAAAGGTCAGATCAATGTCTGGTTGTACCTCCTTTACATACTCCCTAAACGCTCTGGAGTCACGAGCTAAAAGATTATTATCAACAAACTCTCTAATAGTTTTAGATTCTCTATTACCTTCAACTGAGGTAATCATATATTTCAAGCGAGTTGATAATTCAGGTACATTATTTTTATTTATTTTTTTAAATCCTTCTAATTCAGCATTAATGGTTTTTTCATCAGCACCTGTTAAAAGTTTAAAAGTAATTTTAGTACCTGTTGAGGGAAGAGTATATTCAAATTCATTTACACCTTTAGTATATAAATGTTCTAATATAGGTTTATTTTCAACAGTTGTAAGATCAATTGTTTGTTCTTCACCATTGTAAGTGAATGTATAATCTTTACCATAACCTAAAATACGAGCGGCTACTAATAAAGCATTTTTATCACCTACAACCATATCTTCATATTTAACATTTGGTGTGACAATAAGAGATTTAATTACTTCATCTAATACTGTTCCTTTTTGAATGTAGGATTGATTTGTTAGAATATCTTCTTCTTTTGCAGTCATATATTTCATTTCAACTTCACCGCTTGAAAGAGGATTTGTTTCTAAGTAAACTAAACCTTTTGAAGGCAATTCAACCATTTCGGTTGGCATACTAAACTTATTTTCCATAAATAATTTTGTTATAACATTTTGTTTGTTACTTATAAATATATAAGAAAAAAAGAAGCTCGCAAAAAATGCGAGCTCTTTTTATAAATATTGGGTTGAACTTTTAGTAGTTTAACACGGCGTAGTCAATTGCTAATGTCATAGTGATATTAATAGCTTGGTTTTCAGTGTCCCAGTTATATTCACCAAATTTAGCATCTTTTACAAAAGCGCCTTTAAGTACCCATTCTGCCACTACATCACCTACAGGACCAAGAGCATTGATTACTAAATCCTTCTTGTAGAAGTCTGAGTATCCGTCTCTACCTGTTACTGATTCATGTGATAAGCGAACCCATTCCATAATCGTTTGAGCACCAGATGGTGAAATTGGATCGTGAAGTGTCATAGTTACATCATCCCAAATTGTCTTACCTTTTACTTTACGTAAAACGTTAATATGGTTTAATACTACTTCACCTTGGGTTAAGCCTACTGCGCTCACACCTTTAATCATCCAAGTTGGTATTCCATCAGCGTACAGGATAAATCGGTTAGCCTGTTTTGGTTCAAACGCTGTAAAAAACATTTCATTTGCGTCTATAATTGCCATTTTCTTTTAGTTTTTATTTGTTAATAAATATTTAAACAGTTAACCTTTTATTATTCAAAAGTTGCACCTGTTGGAGTAATTGTGAAGTTTAAGTAAATAAATTCAGCTGTCTTAGTTGGTTGTAAGTAAATTTGGCCTACTAATTCATTTCTGTCAATTACAGCTGCATTATTAATAGAATCATCCATTACTACTTTAAATGCGTATAAACCTTGACGTTGTTGAACTGATTCAAGATATGGATTCACTTGAGCTAAGAATGAGTTTCTTGTAGAAGCATTATTAGGTTGGAATACAATTGTATTAGCAATCTGACCAATTGTTCTCTTAAGAGCAATCATTAAACGGCGAACATTAATACGATCAAGAGCTGATGCTTTGGTTTGTAAGGTTTTCTGACCATAAACTACAACACCTTGTCCTGGGAAGGTTGAGATTGGATTAACTTTACCTACATATAAATCATCACGAATTCCTTGAGATAATTTAGAAGCTGCTCTAATTACAGAGCTTAATCCTCCTCGGTTAATACCTGCTGGGGCGAACCATGGCTCAGCTACTCTATCATTAAATGCATATACACCTGGTATCATGGTTGAAGCAGGTACAAATACATATTGGTTAGTAGCAGGGTCAAGTGTTTGAACCCAAGGGTAATAAGCAGCTACATATGATGAGTCAATTGAAGCTGCTGTATTTATCACTTCGCTAGCTGAAGATGAATAATTACCTAAATCTATTACAAGGATATTATCACCTCTTTCTTGAGTGTTTGTAATAATAGTATCTAATTCTGTATCGTGATCTGCGTAATTTAATCCAGGGATAATTAAAGTATTAAATTGGAAATCATTAGCACTCTTTAATAAATTAATTGAAGATGTGTAATTAGCTGCTTGTAAACCTTGAATATTGGTTGATTCGATTTGATCATAAAATTTAGCTGTTGTTGATGAAGCACCTGTACCACCATTAAATGATCCTGATCCGTTAGCTGGGATGAGATTAATATAAGAAGGATTTGGAACACCACCTAAGAAATATTGTGGAGTAGGTGTAAATACTTGGCCTATTCTAACATATCTTGATTTATTAGGATAAGTACCAGTAATTTGTAAAGTATCTTCACCGTCAATATTTTCTTGAGTAAATTGATAATCACCAATTCTTCTAGCTACATAATTATCATCTAATGGATCCATTGATAATCCAGTGTATGTTTCTAGAATAGCTTTATTTTTGTTATCATCATCACCTCTACGAATATACAAGTTAAATGTACCAGAAGATGTTTTAGATGATACAATTTCCCAGCGAATATTATTAGCTGATCCTGATGGTAAAGCACCTGTAGATGTAGGAGTACTAAAGCTGTTTTGCATTGCTCCTTCAGAAATAGTAACTAAACTAAATGCTGGGTTTGTAGCTATATTAGTAATAGATGAAGAAGCAGGAGAATAAGTACCTGACACTACACGGGTTACTAATAATGTTTGACCACCATTTTGGAAGTAATTATAAGCTGCAATAGATGTGAAATATGAGTATGAACCTGAGTTAGGAATAACTTCAGTCTCACCAAAACGATTAACGTAGTCAGTATATGATGTTACTGTCACAGGAATACCAACAGGTCCTTTAACTGTTGGACCGATAATAGCAGCACCAATTTGAGGTGGTTGTTCCGCTATAAATGAGGCGTCTATCTCTCTTGATAAAACACCTGGGGATAATAAAATTTCTGCCATGTTATTTTAATTAATTAAATTGTTTTTACTTGGGGTTTGATGATAAATATCCTAAAAATTTTCGAAAAACTAATTACTCACAAATTCTCCTCTTTCAACATTAATAGTACCATCACCATATTTTTCTTGTAATTGTTTTCCTAAAATCTCTTCTTTTTGTTTTAATTCTAAGTATTTATTTTTTAAAAACTGTTTGCGAAACTCTAATTCTTGAAGTTGAATTTCTAAAGTTCCAAATGCTTCAATAATAGAATATCGTTCTTGTTGAGTTGTTTTTAATTGTGTAATCTCTTCTTGGGTTAAAACTTTTGTTTCCATTTTTTTAATTTATTATAAATATTTAAGAAATACCTGGAAAATCAGGGGGTGTTGTTAGGGGGCGATAAAAAATGTCTTCAGATGATTCGTACCAATCACCTATACCTGCTACTCTATCAATATCTTCTTTAAGAAAATCATGTGGTAAAGGATATACATAAGGAGTTATTCCATCCCAACTAATTACATTAATAATGTAGTTATCTTTTATTACAAACCAATTTTTCATAGTATAAAATTTTTAATAATATTCAAGTATTGCTAAATATCCTCCACCTCCATTTCCTCCTCTTCCTCCGTTTTGATTGTAAGCTCCTCCTCCTCCACCACCACCAGCTCCAAAATATCCTCCATCTCCTCCTCTCCCTCCAGTTAAAGTTCCAGCTGTATTTCCAGATCCAGCACCATGTCCCCCTCCTCCAAACCCATAAGAAGAAGTAACTACTGCACTACCTGAAAATGAAAATAAGGAAGCAGCTGTGACGACATTGCTAGCTCCATTACCGCCTGAGTTCGCGGTAGTACCTGCGGCCCCGGGAGATCCAGATGTGTAAAGGGTGCCATTAATAAGATAAACCCCAGATCCTGATCCTCCAGCTTGGGCTGTTGGTGTAGCTGTGCTTCCTCCACCTCCACCGCCTCCACCTGTTCCTCTATATCCATTTCGAGCATGGAAATTACCATCATATGGAGTTACAGTACCACCTACAGATCCAGCATTTCTTCCTATTTGAGCATTACATCCACCTCCATTTATACCTATAAATGTAAAAGGACTAGACTGGAAGAAACTAGCAGATTGAAAGTTACTTCCGCCAGCGGCGACTCCACCTGTACTTGATCCAGCTATTCCAGGTTGTCCCCCACCTGCTTTAATAAGAGTTACAGAACCACTAATTAATGAAGTTGTACCTCCTATTACTCCTACTGTTCCGTTTGATCCATTTGTAGTAGCTCCTGCTCCTCCATTAGCAGTACCTGATACTGTTATAGTGTATCCCTGAGGAGCAAAAGGAATTGAAGCTATTGGATACCAAACTATAGAAATTTCACCTCCTGCTCCTCCACCTCCTCCACCAACTGCGGCGGCAGCTACTGCTCTTCTTCCTCCTCCTGCTCCACTTCCTCCTCCACCTACAACTACAAATTTAACATATTTTGCATCGGTAGGAACAGTCCATACTCCTCCGGATTGGGTGTATTCTGTCATTAATATATATCCTTTTGAGCCTGTTAAGTTATATTCAGTTCCAGTAGAATTTTTAAAATATATAGAACTACCAGAAGTATATAGAACTCCTCCTACAGACGGAGTTGAGGGTGAGGACTGTGTAACTAAAAAAGCATTATTTAAAAACTTAGGCATTTTTTATTTTTTTAATAAAATTCAACAACAATACATAATCCAGATGATCCTGAACCTCCATTTCCTGCTGGTAAGCCAGCGGTAGTTAAAGACATTACTCCTCCCCCTCCTCCTCCTGCTCCATAAAGTCCACCATTGCTTCCATTTCCTCCAGCGGTTGATGTTCCAAATCCTCCACCATGACCTCCTCCTCCTAAACCATATAACGTAGTACTGCCAGTAAACTGCAGTAATGTTGTTATCATATTGTTTGTTGGCGGTGTCCCATTTCCTCCAGTACCTCCAGCGGATCCAACATTTCCTCCATTAGTTATAAGAGTATTAAATTGATACCCGTCAGCACCACGAGACGCTGATACTAACGTTCCACCTCCACTGCTGCCTCCACTACCCCCGCCCCCACCTCCAAGTCCAGGGCGAGTATCATTTGTTCCAAAAGCACCATCAAAATCAAAAATAGGATTAGCGTTACCTGCAGGATTGGCAGGAAAATTAGCTATTGCCCCACTGCCGCATCCATTTATAGCATACGGAAGTCCAGCAGGAGTACAGCTAATACTTTGGCCTCCAGCTGCTTGTTTAATAACTGAGGTTGCTCCTCCAACTCCTCCTCCCCCTCCTTGAGCAATCACCAATGTACCAAAAGAAGAAGTTCCTCCAGTTGTCCCTGCAGCGCCATTACCCGCTGCCGCGGATGGTCCGGCTCCTCCAGCTCCTCCAGCTCCTATACTTATTGGGTAGCTAGATGCTAATAAAGCAGCATCAAAAGTTGCCCATACTATAGCTCCACCTCCTCCTCCAGTTCCACCTTGAGCAGAACCAAGTGATGTTCCTTTTCTTCCTCCTCCACCTCCTCCACCTGCACCCACACAACATACTTCAAGATATTTTAAACCAGCAGGTGGTTTACTCCATGTATAAGTTTGTGCTACTCCACTTCCTGTTCCAGAACCTGTGTAGTATAAGATATTTATGTACCCATTAGGATTTAATAAATCAAATTGTGTTCCTGAAGGATTTTTATAATAAAATTTATTACTCCCACTAGCGTAAACAGTCCCAAAACCTGAAGGAGGTGTTCCTGGGGTTATACTTGAAGTTGTTAGTTGTAAACTTTTTAATATTTGAGTCATAACTTATTTTTTATGATGTTAATCTTGCTTCTGATCCGTTAGAAAATTTTATATATAAATATCCATCTGTATTAACATACAATGCTATGAACCCAGCCTCTGGTGTATCCATAGAGCTAGTAGCTACAAATTGTACTTCAGTTAAAAATTTAGCCATTATTGTGATATATAAACTATATATTGACTTGATGATGGTGGATTAGCAAATACAACTCTTACTGTATTATTGTCAGGTCGTCTTATATCAGGATAAACAGTTTCACCATTTGACCCACTTTCATAGACTGTAACATGGAGATTTCTTGTGTTAAATCCATGATTAATGTCCCATGTTGCTATTATACCATCACCTATAATAGAAGAAGTTGAATTATAATTAAATGATGATCCACCACCAATAGATGATGTGAAAAATAACTGGCCGCTTCCTGTGTCGATGACAACAACATGAGTATATGATGAGTTTGTTAGACTAGGGAATGCTATTGTACCTGAGGCATGGAAATTAAATAATGGAGGATATATATTAATACCTACATTACCTCCGGCTGGGGTTTTGATAGGGTTAGATATAAAATTTGAATTTGAGCCTGTGGCGAATATAAGACCTCCTATATTAATTGAGTCTTTAGTTTGACCAGGTAAGGAAATATTATTACCAATTATTATATTATTAGAACTAATAGAATTAATTCCAGATGTTACATCTTGTCCAGCTCGATAACCTATTAAGGTAGAATAAGAAGCTGAGTAAGCTTGTTGACCAGCTTCATAACCTACAAAAAATGAATGTGAAGCTTGTATAGCTAAGACTCCGGTTCTTGGACCTATAAAAGTAGAGTTAGAAGCAGATATAGCTCCATTACCAGCTAAACGACCTATAAAATTAGAATTATCAGCATAAGGAGTACTAGTACCAGCTTGTTGACCTATAAAATTAGAATTATTAGCATAAGTAGCACTGCGGCCTGCGTTTTGACCTATAAAATTAGAATTATCAGCATAAGCAGCATCTTCACCTGCACCATTACCCATAAAATTAGAATTATCAGCAAAATCAGCATTTCTTCCTGCTTGATTACCTAAAAAATTAGAATATGAGGCTGAAGTAGAAAGTTCACCTGCTTCGTAACCTAAAAAGTTAGAATTATTAGCATATGGAGCCGCATTACCTGCTTGAAATCCAAAGAAGTTTGAGTGAGTAGCATAAGTTGCTTGATAACCAGCTTGTCGACCTAAAAAGTTAGAATTAGAAGCTGAGTAAACTTGGTAACCTGCTTGATATCCAAAGAAGTTTGAGTGAGTAGCATAAGTTGCTTGATAACCAGCTTGTCGACCTAAAAAATTAGAATTACCAGCATTTGTAGCTCCATCACCTGCTTGGGAACCTAAAAAATTAGATTGACTAGCATTTGTAGCTAGCCTACCAGCTCTATATCCTAAAAAGTTAGAATCAGAAGCACTTGTAGCTGTTATACCAGCGTCAGTTCCAAAAAATATACTATCTGATATAGAAGGTATACCTGCTGGTGGAGCTACAGAATATAAGGAACTTCCTGTCACACTAATAGGATAAGAAGATGTTATAGCATTTATAGCCCAAGATGATGTTCCAAATAGACTACCTGTTATACCACTCCCAGAAACTAATAATGATCCAGTTATTATAGCACTACCAGAAAAGGGGAAAGGTAAAGTTGTTATTGTTGTAGAAGAAGCAAAATAAACTTGATTTGAAGATGTATTATATGTTAGTATATAATTTGAAGAAGATTCAGGTAATCCTTTTAAAAAAGTACTTCCTGATATTGTTATTTGATTTACTGTACCCCAATCTATAGCGGGTGAAGGTGGGTAGTTTTGATAACTTAATTGCCTATCATTATAATGTATAGATTGACTACCGACTGAATCATAAAGTATTCTAGAGCTCCAATCTAATGAAGCATAACCACCATAATCTCCTAATTGAAGTCCATCTGTAGTTAAAAGTATTATATTATTATTAGATGAATCTCGAACTGTTAACCAAGCATTATCTAAATGTAGATGATCATATTCTACACTAGAAGGACCATCATTATTGATATATATTGTACTACTACCACTAAAAACACTTGCGCTATTGAATTGAACAGATAAGTTAGGACCTCCTGGTCTTGCATTTCCTCCTCCAATAGCATTTGATGATGTGTAAAATAATTGTCCACTAGATGTGTCAATCATAACAACATTATTTTGAGAAGATGTTGTTAAACTTGGAAATGCTACTGTTCCTGATGCATGAAGATTATAAGTTGGATGTGGAATATTAATCCCTATATTACCTCCAGCTGAACCAGAGAATGGGAATTCTGAAGTAATATCAGAATATGATCCTGAGCCAAAAATAATACCACCTATATTAATTGCATCTCGTCTATTAGAATCTAGTGTTATGTTTGTTCCAATAATTATATTATTAGGACCTACACTAACTGTTGAGGAAGAAGCAAAACCAGCTTGGTAACCTATTAAGGTTGAATATGAAGCATTTATAGCTTGATAACCTGCCGTAGGACCTAAAAAATTAGAAGAACTAGCATTTGAAGCGCTAACACCAGCTCCAAATCCTAAAAAATTAGAATTAATAGCATTTGCAGCTTCAGCTCCAGCACTGCCTCCTAAAAAGTTTGAACCTATAGCTCTTGTAGCTCCATTACCAGCGGAAAAACCTAAAAAATTAGAATTATTAGCATTTGCAGCTTTATAACCTGCTTTTGCACCTATAAAATTAGATCTATTAGCAGTGGAAGCACTATAACCAGCTTCAGTTCCTATAAATTGAGAATATTGGGTATTTGTAGCATAGTAACCCGCATTTGTACCTATAAAACTAGCATTATCAGCATTTGAAGCACTAAAACCAGCTCCTTTTCCTATAAAATTAGAATTATTAGCATTTGGAGCATAAGAACCAGCTTGGTTCCCTATAAATTGAGAAAATTCAGCATTTGTAGCATAAAAACCAGCTTGGTTTCCTATAAAACTAGAATTATCAGCTGAGGATGCGCTATAACCTGCTTCGTAACCTAAGAAATTAGAGTTATTAGCATTTGTAGCTTGATAACCAGCGTAATTTCCTATAAAATTTGATCCATTAGTATTTGTAGCTTGATAACCAGCATAATATCCCATAAAGTTTGCTGTAGATGCTCCAGACGCACTGTATCCGGCTTTATAACCTATAAAATTAGTTTGAAAAGCATTTAAAGCAGCATAACCAGCTTGATAACCTAAGAAATTAGAATGGTAAGTCATATTAGTTAAAGCTCCAGCATCTACTCCTATAAAATTAGATTCAAAAGCATTTGTTATAATACTATTTCCAGCTCCTCCTCCTATAAAATTAGAGCTATAAACTTCTGTACTACCCGCTCCTGCTCCTCCACCTATAAAAATTGAATAATAAGCGTTATTAACTGTATTAGCTCCTGCTCCTCCACCTATAAAAATTGAAAAATCAGAAGTGTCAGTGTTAAGACCAGCATTTTGACCTAAAAATATAGTACCAATAGCTGAGACTCCTAGGTTTGATCCAGCATTACTACCAAACCAAATACTATTAGGTGAAGTAGTCATATCTGAAGGAATACCTGAAACTGGGTCTACAGAGTATAAGGAACTACCTGTCACATCAATAGGGTAAGGATTAAGTATAAAACTAGCTGTGTCCGCAAGAGTAGAAGATGAAGCATATGAAGCACTTAATACACTATTACTACCAAAAGGTCCATACACTCCAGATCCAGTTATAAATGAAGAACTTTGAGCCCAAGAAGCTGTCCCATAAAATCCTACTGTATTAGGTCCAAAAGAAGCAGATATAGCTCCGCTTATAAGCATAGAACCAGTTAAATAAATAACATTGTTAATAAATAACAAATTAGATGAACCACTAAGAGCACCACTATAATTAAACTGAATTGAATCATATGGATCATCAGGTTTACCGCCAAATGAGTCTGATCCTGTAAAAAATACTTGTCCTGAAGATGTATTATAAGTTAATACATGAAAAGTAGAAGAGGTTTCTAAAGTATAGAAATATACTGGTCCAGATATATGGAGAGAACCGGTGGTTGTATTTGATCCTGTAACTGTGGGTTGGAATATTCTCATTGATTATAAATATAACAAACTTGTTAGATTGAGTTAGTGATTAAATAAACCTATGCTACTTGTGTTACTGTTGCTATGATTGATGGTGTAGCTGGTCTTGTGGGTGTTGATTGCGTTCCTTTTGCTTCTAGCTGTCCTTCTAGTGTTGTTTTTGAGTATTTTAGTTCTACATAACTGCCACTTGTTATTTCAGTTAAAAAGTTTAAAGCTGCTACTCCATACCCACCTCCACTTATTTTTTCAACAGTAAAATCAGTATTTGAATTAGCTATATTAGATCCTGTCATAGCAAACCAAATTGAA